GCGTTAGCCTGAGCAGTTCCAGCGCCAAACTGGTAGGATGTCCAAACTCCAGACGCTGTTGTGTTTGATGTTAGATATGCCTGAAACAAGAAGCCCGGAGGGATCGTGACAACCGCGGAGTTGGAATAGGTAACAAGATCAAAAGAGGTGGTTCCCACGTTGTTAAACAGGAAACATTCCCCAACAGAAGCTTGGTTTGCCGCCGGCAAGTAAACTTTCCGCGAAGATCCAGTGCAGTTCACATTCATAATGCGAGCCGCAACGTAGTCTGCCCCACTGTCTGGAGCATTTGTTTCTAAAGGCCACGCAAGGCGGATGTCACCGCTTGTGATATTAAAGGCAAGGTAAGAAACAGCAGATGGATAGATATTCGTCCCGCCAAAGACCTCGGTGTACGTTGTCATTTAAGCCTCCATCCGACGCGCTGAGCGGTCGAGGATGTGTTTGAGATCTTCTCCGTTAAGTGCCTGCGCGGCCCTATCATACATCTGCTGCCAGATGCCAATGCGCTCGTCGTTCTTGAGGAACGGTGTCGCCTCAAGAAGAGAGGCGTAAAGCAGCAACTGCGGGGCGTACTGCGTCAGCCAGTTTGTTTGGTTAGATTCATCCAACAAAGGCAGAAGCTGATATACGAGAACCTCAAAAGGATACGCGGCATCCGGTGTAGGAGATACAATCCAGTTCTCGTAGTCATAGTCAGCATAAAACTGAGGCGCTCCTGTCTGCGAACGATCCGGCCAATATGAACGGACATATTCGTAAGAACGCGGATAGATCTGTGTGTAGGTGTCGTTGTTTGTTCCGGTGCCGTAGTTAAAGCTCACCGTCTGCCGCCAGCGGTCAGGCTTCGGATACACGGCGAGGCCCGGTGAAAACGTACCTGTGAGCACATTGATGAGGCCCTCGACCTTCAACTCGCGCGCAATTCTGCGCTCCGCAAGGTTGATCAAACGGGGAAGCTGCTCATAGACGATCTCGTCGGAGGCCAGCGTAAAGCCGCGCTCTAAGTAGCGCCGCATGTCCTCTTTGAGAGACGTGAACGTCATTGTGGTCGGCATGTCAGTCTCCGCAAAACCCTTGACGCCGAGCGTTACTTACCTTGACCTCGGCTATGGTCTGATCCGTATCCTTGGTAGACCACGAAATCGGTTTCCAAACATTGCAGGCAGCGCCGTTAGTCCCGGCGGTGCCCGTCATTGTCGCGCAGCCGGGCAGGATCAGTAGCAACGCTATCGCCAGCACGAACGGCATTGTTAACCCTCCTCGATGCGTCAGCCTGTGCCTCTGCCTCGATCTTCGCCGCAGCATCCCTGCGGCCTTTGCCATATATTGCCAGAATGGCGACTAGAACGCCACCAACAGCGCTGACGAATCGCCCGATAGGCGAGAGCAAAAATCCAATCATGCGCCCTCCTCATCCAGCCGTTGCTTGCGGAAATACCAGATGGCAGCCGCGGCTACGACAATTACAAGGCATACGATGGCGGTTGTGCTCATCGCGGACAAGATGTCTCCACCCTCTTTCACGATTGGCATGACCTCTTGCACGACCGCGATGGCCCCGGCTCCGCCGGCAATCACAGCGCCGTTCGCTTCCTTGGACTGAACAATGCTCTTTTTAGGGGCGGGGGCGTCGGGCTCCGCTCGGGACTCTTCAACCGGGATGGGCTTCTCGGTATCCAAACCGCGCCACAATTTGACCTCTGCGCGACGGCGACGAACCAGACCCGGAAGCTCTTTGCCGCCGCCACGAGTCCATTTCATAAATTCGGCGGGAACTTCATCAAACCTTTCGGCGTTGACCTTCTTTAGCAGCGTGGATTTTGCCAGCGCGCCTACACCGGCATTATAGGCAAAATCGACCAGTGCATCGAACTGGCCCTGCGTAAGCTCAACTTTGACGAGCTTTTCTACGCCGGCCTCATACTGCACCATGTCGCGCTTGAGGATTTCCTCGGCCTCATTCTTGGTGATCTCCATGCCCGGATTGACGGTAGGGCTGCCAGCCGCCGACGTATGGCCGTAGCCAATAGTCCAAACCGCCGCCGGGCATTTGTATGCCTTCAGACGCAGGCCCTCAAATTCTTTGACCAGCGCCAATCCATCTGCCGACATACGCATGGCGTTCTCCTTAGTGAATTAGAATTGCAACGGTGAAGAGCATAACCACCAGACCTGCTGCGACCAGAACAACAGAGCCGAGAAGAATTATGTCCTTCTTCATCTGCTCCGCATCACGCTTCCGCTGCTCCTCTAAGAACCGCTGTTCTTTGCGGACGCGAATAATTTCCTTTTGTACCTCGTCCCAACCACGAAGCCCATACTTGGCGACAAACTCGTTTTTTACCTGCTCCGCCCACTCTTCCGCTTGTTTCCGTTTTTGAATGATGTCGAGAGCAATTTCCTCTGCCGTAACTTTGCTGAAAAGCTTTGGCTTAGGCGGATTGGCGGATGCTTGCGTTAATTTGGCTACAGACCCGTATAGCTTGGCGACATCCCCGCACATGGACTGAATGTCTTTGCCAAACTTTATGCCTTGCTGGATCGCGGAATAGGCCGTTTTGGCAGCGCCAAAGATCAGCGCGATAGTGGCCGGGTCCATAAATCACCTCTACGGCTCCTGCCTTGTTATGTTGAAGGTCAGATTGGCGTGGTCGGGGTAGCTAATCAGCACCTCACCCTCTGGACATTTGTATTTGATGCGAGCCAGCAACGTCGCCCGACCGGGAGCAACCCTCTGCGGGTCTTCGATGGTGATACCGTATCCAAACTTGTCTACCTTATCATTCGCCGGGCCGGAGAACGTCGCAATCGATGGATTCGCCTTATGGACGATGTAGCGAGAATCGCGGACTTCCAGCCGGAACTGCTCAACTGAGCAGTCATCGCGAATTTTGCGGCGAGCAGCCACCACGGAAAAGTCACCACTGGCGGGGCCATCGGTTATACTGAAATGCTCCGCAGACCACTCGAGGATAGGCTTTCGGAATAGACCAAGCTTATCAGACGCCGTGTATCCGCCGCCAACCATAGCGAATACGGCAGTGACCGCACCAACTGATTTAGTTATGCGGTCAATATCCAAACTCATTTATCCGCCTTTTTCTCTTTCAAATCGTCAATCTTTTTGAAGACCTCGCCGAAGAGGGCTTTGATCTCTTTCATGCCTTCGCGAAAATCATCGCGCCGCATGTAGTTGCTGGGAAGGTCCATCTCGATGCGATGCAGGTCTTGCCTGAGCTCGCGGACGGCGTCCCAGAGCTGACGCGCAAACCAACCCATGACAGCGAGAAGAGATCCGCCTGCAAGATTGATAATAGCCTGCGGTTCCATCAAGCGGCTCCAGATTCCAAAGCTTTGACCCGAGCCGTCAGATCCTGAACAGCATTGATGAGAGCATAAACGAGCTGAGATGTATCTAGGTTGAGAAGCTCGGTGCCATTGTAGGTATATGTGCCAACCATAGACGAGAAAGGAGTATTCTCGACCTCTTGAGCAATCAATCCAGCATAGACAACGCCGTTGTCTGGTGTTCCATAAAGGCCGTTGTATTGGTATGTAACTGGCCGCAGCGTGAGTAAAGCTTCTGCCGAGAGCGTATAGTCTTGCACGTTCTTTTTGACGCGCATGTCAGAAGACGCGAGCCAAGATCCACCGCCCGGCTTTGCAGCGTTTGCGACCTGAACCTCAAACAAGGAGGTACTCACGTAAAAAGCAGCAGCGCCGCCGACGTTTGCAGAAATCGTAGCCCCAGAAGATGTGCTGTATATAGAAGTGCCTGTCGTAAAGTTAAAAAACGCATCAGAGCCAGTGCTTTGCCAGCTCGCGTTTCCAGAAGAGAAGGCGTATCCAACTGAAGAGCCAGTTCCTGTGCTAAGTAAGATTTTACCGCCACTTATATTGATGTTGCTGGCATCTTGCGTGGCAATCGAGCCGAGACCAAGATTGCTGCGAGCATTGCTGGCGCTGGTCGCGCCGGTGCCACCATACGAAACCGCAAGCGGGGTGGTCAGACCGGTCAGAGATGTAATGTCGCTGTTCGAGCCAGATGCCGCGGCATTCAGCGCGGCGCGGGCGTTTGACGCATTTGTCGCGCCAGTGCCGCCGTTGGCGATGGCAAGCGTGCCACCAACCGTGATTGCGCCGGTGGTCGCCGTAGAGGGCGTAAGGCCAGTCGATCCAAAAGAGACGCTAGAGACGCCCGAGGCCGCCGCAGCAGTCCATGCGGGAACGCCAGAGTTGACCGTCAGCACATAGCCGTTGGAGCCGATGCCGAGCTTTGAGAGCGTTCCAGACCCCGAAGCGTAGAGAATGTCGCCGGTCGTGTAGGTCTTAAACCCGGTGCCTCCGCTCCCAACCGGGAGGGCATTTGTCATCGCCACGTTCTGAGATGAGTCAACCGAAAGGGCTACAGATCCGTTCGTCGCAATAGCTATTTCGTTTGCGCCGGGGGAATAGACGCCGGTGTTGTTGTCACCTTGGAACGCAATACCGGGGACCGCAGCAGTCCCCTTTTGCAAAAGAGTCTGCCGGCTGTTCTGGGCGCTGGAGGTCATCTCAGGCTCCGCTATTAGGTGATTTCAAGGACCGAGACGGTAACGTCGGCATTCTGCCCGCAGGTGACTGCGAGACTGTTGCCTGTCTCGAGCACGAGTCGCGTGTTGTTGGTCAGGACGGCGATGTTGCTGTTGCCCGGCAAAGGCCCGCTATTGAGCAGGCTGACCGTTGTCGCGCCCTTGGTCAGGCTAACTGTCACGGTCGTGTCAGTTGAGGTGTCATTGGCAACGATCAAGCCGACCACCACCGAAGTCGTTGCCGCCGGCGCGGTATAGACCGTTGTCACCGAGGTGACGTTATTAGTCACCGCATTCTTAAATGTCTGCGCCATAGAAGGCCTCCTCGTCGCCCCATATTAGCCGACGAGCCCTCTAAAATGAAGACACAGCAGCAACTTAGGCCGCTTTGTCGTCAGAGAGTTCGCCAAGGCACCATTTGAGATTGCTTTGCAGCCGAGGATCATCCGGCGCGTGTTCCAACGCCAGTTTTGCTTGCTCAACCGCTATATCGCGAAGGCCAAGATGCCACGCGGCGATGCTTGCCAGATCATGTGCCCAATGCCCCCAGACCGCAGGGTCGCATGTATAGACCAACTGCTTGTCCTTGACGCGGAGAGCCCGCATGGAGGCAGAAAAGCACTCTTCCCAACGATGCTGTCTGTACATGAGCATCGCCAACTCGCACCAAGGCTCGCGCGTATTAGGAGCCTCGCCCGCGGCCATATAATACCATTTCTCGGCCTGAGATAAATCACCAGTCTCAGCAAACGACTTCCCCATCAACCGCATAGCGTAGCAGCGCTCGTTCTGGTTGCTGGCGGCGTTCATGCCGAGATAGGTGGTCAGGGCCTTTTTGGCCTCTTCCCAGCGCTGATAGAAGGTCAGCTCACGGGCATAGTAGAAATAGTGGTGCGGGTCGGTGGCGTCTTCTTTGACCGCAACCTCGAGCATTTCCATATACTGGCCGCGGCTCTTAGTCGGGTCAGGATGGTGGCTAACCAGAAGGTGCGGGCACCAAGCCGTGACATGCTCGACGCGCCCGTCTATCCGCAAATCCTCATGGCAGGGATGATGCCAGTGATAGCCGTGACGGCTGTGGATCTTTCGATACGGGAACCTGATGTTATGTCCCCAATCAAAATAATACCAAAGATTCGTGGTCTTTCCGGGAACCCAAGAAAGCTCGATCTTTTCTTTCCAGCCGGGTTCCAAGATCTCGTCTAAATCCAGCGAAATGCAAATATCGATATCGCGAGGTATAAGAGCGAGAGCAGCGTTCCGAGCAATATCAAAGCGCCACGGACTGACGTAAATGTCATGTACGACAGCACCGCATTCATATCCAAGGTCCGCTGTTCGATCATTGCTTCCAGTGTCAGCAATGAGGATGTAATCAGCCTCCTTGGCAGACTCGCAGAATCGTTTAACAAATTGTTCCTCATTTTTGCTGATGGCGTAGACGCAGTAGGTTAGCCGGATCTCGTACTTTGAGTAGACGTAAACGCCAATCTCTGCGTCAACGAACGACCACGTAGGCTTCCCGAAGCATAGCTTTACTTCTGCATCTGACCAGTTGTCTTTAACATGAGCTTCATGAGGATTGCCCTCATACTCGCCCTGCGGATAGTGCCCAATAGGAATGCTGACGATAACGGTGTCAGCCCAGCGTTTTGCCTTGCGGACTAGCGCCTGAGCTTCTTCCTGCGTCATATGCTCCAGAACGTCGCCGAGGAAGCAGACATCGTATTTCTGGTCCGTATCCCACTCGCGCGCATCAGCGACATGCAGATCAGGATACAGGCTCTTCAGGCCATACCTCTCGATGTATGGCTCCCATATCTCGACGCCTGTCCACTCTAGTTTTGGGAACAGCTTTGCGTAAGTACCCTCGCCAACGCCTATGTCCAACGCAGTTTTAGGCTGCGGAATTTTGGACATGACCCATTTAATGCTGGGCTTACCAGCCTGAGAGCTGAATGGCATGTGACCCCCTATCAATGCCGGTTAGAAAGTTATGCTGCCAGAAGAAGTCCACTTGTAGGTTCTATAACCGCCAGCAACGGTAACAGTGGGCGATCCTGTCGTGGCAGATGCAGCGCGATATGAACTTGCGTAACGTATGATGACAATGCCAGAACCGCCGTTGCCGCCAAATTCATTGTTTGTGCCGCCACCACCACCGCCACCGGTATTAGTGGTGCCTGCGGTTCCTTGACTTACATCACTGCCTGTGCCGCCGCCGCCAACACCGCCAGCGCCGCCATTGGGAGCGTTCACACTACCGCCGCCACCACCACCAGCATAGTAAACGCTATCAAACGCTTGTGTACCAGCGCC